AGTATGTCAAGTCCACAAAAGCAAAAAGGTTCATCATGGGAAAGAGATGTTGCAAAATATCTTAGCGACCTCTACGATGATCATTATGTAAGAGTACCTAACTCGGGTGCTTTTATTGGTGGCTCAAATTCACATAGAAAGCAGAATCTAAGTGAAAATCAAATCAAAGGATTTAAGGGAGATATTATTCCCCCTGACTCTTGGAGTAAGTTTAATGCTGAAGCAAAAAACTATGCTGATTTTCCTTTTCACTTAGTACTTTCAGGTGAAAGCAAGCAACTAAATACGTGGCTAGATCAACTCATGTCGGTTGCTGATGACGGAGATTTAAACATCCTATTCATGAAATTCAACCGAAAGGGAAGATACGTGGCCGTGCAATGCGGTCTTACTTGGGTTACAGATAATTTTACATATTACTCTTCAGGCAAATATGGTGATTGGCTTCTTATAGAATTTAATCACTTTTTTAAAAACAACAAAGACCTTCTTAAAGCTTATTCTAGTACTACAGACACCAAGTCAACGCAAAAACAGTCTTCTGACAATTTAATCACAATACCTATAGTTTAACAGTATGTTTGATCGAGGTACCTCGATCCTCCTTGAGCTAGCCGAGGTAAGGCTCGTAGCCGGCAGATCTGGAGTATGCATGATTATTTTATTAATCATCTTATGATTGATATTATAGTTGTGGAATACCGACAGGGCTCTCGTTATGTGTGCGAACCCTGAATGAGTCTATAGCCTACTTTGTCTTTGGGTTATAGAACATGCGTTGCGGAAGACCTCTTGCAAGAGATCATCTTCACTACAGTCCCAGCAAACTTTACAGAGCAACCGGTAGCGTATAGTAGCCCAAATAGCTGACTATACGGGGAATAGACAACAATGGATGATGGGCATGGCAGGTTCCCTTAATCATTGGTGGTGCTGAACAGCACTACCATGGTCTCCTGACGGCAGATGAGCCCCTTAAGAGAATAAGTAAATTACGATTCTTAACTGTATTGAATTGTAAGAAATAAAGACCGAACGAAGTGAGGTCTTAGATGAGCGATAGCTCATCTTCTAAGTAAAACAACACTTGGATAAATGAACAGCTACGGCTAAAATCAGAAAAACGGCAATTGTGATTTTTTCGTTACTTCCATATTACTGTCAATAATTTCTTTTATCTCTAATCGTTCTTGAGGGGACATGTTAAGAACATCTTCATATGACACACCTCCCCTCATATACCATGATAGGCTTAAAGCCATTTTCTTAATGTTCTTGCATTCTTTTTCATAGTTTTCTATGAGCTTCTTAACGCCCTCATGGTCAAGGCGAAGAAGCATCACCCGAAAAAATCGGCTGTATTCAATGTAAAGGGTTGTTCATAATTATGGCTACAACTTGTGCAAGTAATTTGTAAGGGCTTGATGCTAGTATCTTCTTTGAGTTTTGCGTGATAATCTTTAATTTTATTATAAGATTCTTTATCACAATTTTTTAGAAAATCTAATATGTATTCGGTTTCCTCTACCCTAGCTGTAGGTGTACTAACATACTCAACAGCATTTGCTAATAATTTCATAGTTAATTCAGTAATCAACATAATGGCTATTTTAATCTTTTCTGACTTTTCACGTTCATCAGTAAGTTGTTCTACTGAATTAAAAGCTTTTTGAATTTCAAACTGATTTATACTAGCTGAATTCATTTCTTTATAGGTAATTGGTCTAAATTTAATACTCAAGTCATTGATGGTGAATTCTTTATCATAATCTCCGTCTTTTAATTGAGTCAACATTCCACCTAAACTTATTCCATATTTGGTTTCTTCTTCACACGCGGGGCATACAGTATCTAATTCCATTTCTCCATCGCCAGTTGCGGCCTTAATAGAAATTAAAACAGCATCTAAATCAACATTATTAATAGACCATGGATCTTTGATATCAGGTATACAGCTTTTAATCAACTCGGGAATCGCTGATCCATTGAACAGTGCATCAGGGGTTTTTACAGTGATTTCATCTATAGCAGTCATTGGGTAAACTGGTAACTCACCTGTGGGAGGCATGTCTACTACATGGTCAGCATAATATTTACCTTTACTAGGCAGTCTCAAGTGTACTGCCGGTCTACGAAAATATTGTCTAAGTGGATTGTTATTTATAGTCATCGGGGTTCCTTATGTTTAAGAATAGGCAATTTGCCCATACTAAATACTATAAGTATATTTATTGGACACAAAAATGGCTGAAAATTTAGATCCCGAAGTTATTACTAGGTTAAACGAAGCATATCGTAATCAGTACGAATCACTGAGGGATACTAACCTGCTTGCCGACGCACAACTTAAGGCAGAAAGGGCCAAGATCGATTTAAGCAAAAAGAGTGCAGAGGCGTTTCAGACTGGTACTCAAGCTGTAGAGTCTTTCGTTAGAATTTTAATAAGCAATGAATCTAGCTTTAAACAAGTTGCCGCAGGAGTCAATGTAGTTACAGATACTCTTGGTGATGCTGCTAAGCAATTTGGAGGTGTTGCGGGTGTATTGGGAGTAGTAATACAAGCAGCTGGAAAATTAGTAGCAGCCATGGCTGCTCAAGCAGATGCCATGGTAAAAACAAAAGACCAAGTATCTAAATTTGGTGCAGCTTTTGGCCTTTCTTCTGATCAACTAGTGGCTGCTGCTCATGCTGCAGGATACTATTCCTTAAACATGAAACAGTTATACACGGCTGCTGGAAAAGCAGGCGGTGACTTGTTGGTCTTTAGTAAAAACATGTCAAGAGGGGTAGAAGCATTTGCTAACATGGCTGCAGTTGGTGATAATGTATTATCAGAATTTAATAGTTTGGGGATACCAAAAGAAGAGTTAGCTGAATACATGGCGGATTATGTAAAGTATTTGGGATCAACTAATATTCAACTAAACGCATCTCAGAAAACACAGGCAGCACTTCAAAAAGGTTCATTAGAATATACTAAAAATATTTTAGAATTATCTGCTTTAACTGGTAAAGACGTAGACACTGTTAAGAAAAAACAGCAAGAAGCTCAAGCCAGTTTGGATATTCAAATTCATTATAATAAATTACAACGACAAGCTAATGCGATGAGGGAGAGTGATCCGGCAGGGGCAAAAGCACTAGAAGATCAAATTGAAAGAGAAAAAGCTATTGTAACTAAAATGGCTGCTACTTTTGATGGGGCCACTACAGCAGCAGTGAGAAATGTACTTGCAACAGGAGGATCATTAACAGAGGTAAGTGCCATATTGGCAGCAGCTGGAATAGATGTTCGTGAGTTCGTAAGATTGTCTAAAGATGAAAGCCTAACCGGCGCACAAGCCGCTGCTCAAGCAACAGAAGTAGTTGCCCAAGGTGTTGATAGATCCATGAAAACCGTCGGTGACGCTATGGTATACGGCGGAGATAGTGTTGGCAAAGCATTTGGTGTTAGCGTTGAAAATCTTCAAGCTTTAGCTAGAGGAGCAAAAGAGGCTGTAGAGAATCAAAAAACATTAGCTGAAACTATTGCTAAGGGCACGACTGATGTTCTAAAATCTATGCAAAACGTGTTTGATATTTCAGTGAGAAATTTACAAATAGAAGGAGACCGACTTCTTCTAAGTGTAAACCCTTTTGCGAATGACATGGCGACTGTAATGAAAAAAGCTAAAGAGATGATGGAAGACACCTGGAACTCTCTGAAAAAAAATGTATTAGAACCTGCCAACAAATGGATTAATGATGTATTTGGTGTAGACTTGATGGAAGTTACAAATCGTGTAATAACAGTATTTGGTGAATTAGCTGAGCAAGCAAAAAGATTATGGGACCAATTTGGTGGATTAAGCGGGCTACTAGAAACGTTAGGTCTTGTAGGTACTGTAGGAGCAGGTGCGGCTACGGGCGCAGCAATAGGAAGTATTATCCCTGGAGTGGGAACTGCGGTTGGTGCAGGTATTGGTGCAGTTGGAGGATATGCATATAATAAACTTTACTCTGACAATAAAGGAGGAGGTAAAACACGCAGTGCTGCATCAGATTTTGGCGCATTTGACATTGGTTCTAGTCACGATTGGGATAATAACACAATCTCTGCGAGGAATTCTTCATCGATGATGAGTCAAGGTCTATCTCGTGAGATGAAACTCAGACTGAACGCTGCCGCAGAAGTTTATGGAGGACCCATAACTCTTACCAGTGGTTACAGGAGTTATGAGGATCAAAAAAAATTATATGACGAATCTATTAGCGCCGGCCGTCCGGGAAGAGGACCAACTGGACTGCCAATTGCTAAACCCGGGTCTAGCGCACATGAAAGAGGTACCGCGGTTGATATTAAACAATACAAAGATCCAGCCTTAGTATCAGCACTAAAAAGTCAAGGGATAACGCAAGCTGTAAGCGGTGACCCTGTGCATTTTGAATTGTCCGGACCACAAACTCCAGCCGCATCAGGTTCTTCTGCTGCATCGGGTACTTCATTGCAAAGTGCATCTTCAAGAAGTATGGGAACCTCAGCTTCAGATGATACCATGTTACAAGTTATGGTAGACCTAAGAAATTCACTTAATTCTAAAATGCAGGAAATGGTTGATAAGGTATCCGAATCTAACAATATACTAGAAAAGATAATGCGCCGTTCGTGATGATACACTAAATACAATATGACTTACAAAAAGAAATTTCTAAATCGTAGTGGTATATCTAGCCCTATTTCTGGTGTAAACAGCAACTCTGGTGCTTGGAACGGTAGTCCAGGTCAAAATGGTAGTGAGACCGGTGGTTGGAACAATACTGAATTTGGTTATAAGAACTACATGAGTAGACTACCTGAAGTCTACACTGGTCACCCAAATCGTATAGAACGTTATAACCAATATGAAATGATGGACGTTGATGCTGAAATCAACGCATGTTTAGATATTATCAGTGAGTTTAGTACACAGAAAAACGAACACAATAAAACCCCTTTTAATATTGAATTTAAAGACGATCCTACTCCCCATGAAATTACTATTTTAAAAACTCAATTACAACAATGGTGTAAATTAAACGAGTTTGATACTAGAGTTTTTAAAATATTTCGTAATACTATTAAGTATGGAGATCAATTATTTGTAAGAGATCCTGAAAACTTTAAACTATATTGGGTAGATATGGTTAAGGTTATTAAGGTCATTGTAAACGAAAGTGAAGGCAAACTACCTGAACAGTATGTTCTTAAAGATATCAACATTAATTTACAAAATCTTTCAGTAGCACAAAAAACTAATACAGACTTTGCTGCTAATCCAGCAACTGGATTAGGTGGTACAGGTGGTGGAACAAACACCCCGTATACAGTTCCAGCAATGCCCTATAACACTACTGGTAGTAGATTTACATTAGGGCAAAGTGAATCAGCTATTGATGCTAAGCATATAGTACATTTAAGCTTAACTGAAGGACTAGATCGGTTTTGGCCTTTTGGACAAAGTATATTAGAAAACATCTTTAAAGTTTATAAACAAAAAGAATTATTAGAAGATGCGGTTCTAATATATCGTGTGCAACGTGCTCCTGAACGTAGAGTATTTAAAATTGACGTTGGTAATATGCCAAGTCATATGGCTATGAGTTTTGTTGAACGTATTAAAAATGAAATTCATCAACGTAGAATACCTAGTTTATATGGTGGACAAAGTATTGTAGATGCTACATATAATCCATTGAGCATGAACGAAGATTATTTCTTCCCTGTAACCGCAGATGGTCGTGGCTCTTCAGTTGATTTGTTACAAGGTGGTCAAAATCTAGGTGAGATTGACGATTTAAAATACTTTAACAATAGATTGGCACGTGGCTTGCGTGTTCCAAGTTCGTATTTACCAACTGGCCCTGATGATAGTGATAGACCACTAAGTGATGGTCGTGTTGGTACAGCATTAATTCAAGAGTATAGATTCAATCAATATTGCGAAAGATTGCAAAATTATATTGCATTGAAATTAGACCAAGAATTTAAACTGTTCTTAAGATGGCGTGGTTTCAATATTGATTCAGGCTTATTCAATTTACAGTTTAATCCTCCACAAAACTTTGCAAGTTATCGTCAAAGCGAATTGGATACAGCTAGAGTTACAGTTTTTGCTCAAATGGAAGCACTACCTTATATTTCAAAACGCTTTGCCCTAGAAAGATTCTTGGGCTTGAGTGAAGATGAAATTAATCGTAATGAAAAAATGTGGCGTGAAGAACACAATAAAGAAGAAGATGAATCACCTAAGGGTAACGATTTGCGTAACATTGGTGTATCTGTTGGGGATATGGAAACGGATGAACAAACCGCAGCAGAGGCTGAAGAAGCTCCCCCTGAAGAAGGTGCGGGTGGTGCGCCGGCTTCACCTGAGGGAGTAGGTCCCGTACAATCAGCAGCCGGCGCACCAACAGCAGGCGGCGTTGCACCTGGTTAACTAGATAAATAGATATTATGATACTACTAGAATTATTTGATCCATCTGTACAAGGTTATCAGGATATTGAAGCTGACAATAGCAAACCTGTTTGGCGCACCTCTAGAAAAACAAAGCTTACGTTAAAGCAAATTAGAAAATTAAGAAAGATGTTAGATGTACGAAACTATGAAAAAAGAATTTATTTGAAAAAAATTCAAAGTCAATATGGTCCTCAAGCTGGTGCTGAGGGTGCTGCACCTACATTATAAATCTTAAACATTTACATTTAAAAGGGGCTATAGCCCCTTTTTTTGCGTATGTTTAATGAAAATGTGAAAAATACGCACTTATAACGCACTTTTCTTAGCTATGCACTAAATAATTCTACGTAAGCCATATTTCTATTCAGGAGAACAAATAATGGACCACAAGAAATTTGAAAAACTCATTGATCTTATTATCAATGAGAATGAAGAACAAGCCCGTGAATTATTTCACGATATCGTTGTAGAAAAATCCCGTGAAATCTACGAATCTATCATGGAAGAAGAAATGATGGATGACATGGAAGAAGGCATGGGAGGTCAAGTTGGCGATCTACTAGATGAAATCAACGTTGACGAAGCCGGTGGCGTATATGAAGACGAAGCCGATGATGATTTAGATGACATGCTAGACAGCGACGATGATGACACAGAAATCGTTAACATTGATGATGAAGGTGATGCCGAAGATCACGAAGAAATTGAAGATGCTGTTATCCGTATTGAAGATAAATTAGACCAGTTAATGGCTGAGTTTGAAGATATCATGGGCGGCGCCGAAGAAGAAGAAGGCGAAGAAGAAGCCGGCGCTGAAGAAGAAGCCGGCGCTGAAGAAGAAGCCGGCGCTGAAGAAGAAGAGGAAGGCATGGAAGAAATGATGGAAAACGTTCAACTACAAAAAGTTAGCGTTACTCACGGCGATAACGGCATGCAAAAGCGTAGCACAGTAGACGCTAACTCTGGACAAGCTGGAATGGCTAGTCGTCCTGTAAAGTTCTCTGGATACGCTGAAGCTAATCCTACTGGTCCTAAGCAGCCACATGACTACTTGACAAAAGGCGAAGGCCAAGTTAAGGGTGCTGGTTCATTCAAGAATGTCCCAGGACAAAAGTCACAGGATCTATCTAGCGCACCTAAAGCAGTTACGAAAGACGCTGCTACAGGCACTAGAAGTCCAGTTGCTGAATCACGCAAACGTAGATAATTAGAGAACATAATGGCTTACTTAAGAGAACATCTGACATTTGACCGCGCTAATATGGTGCTGGAAGCTGTCAGTGAAGGTGACAAGAAGAACCTTTATATGAAGGGCATCTTTATTCAAGGCGGGGTTAAGAATGCTAATGAACGCATTTACCCCGTATCTGAAATTGAAAATGCTGTAAAAACTCTTAATGAACAAATGGCAGAAGGTCATTCAGTTCTAGGTGAAGTAGATCACCCTGATGACCTCAAAATCAATTTGGATCGTGTATCACATATGATTACTAGTATGTGGATGGATGGAGCTAATGGATTCGGAAAATTAAAAATATTACCAACTCCAATGGGTCAGTTAGTAAAGACCATGTTGGAGAGTGGTGTGAAACTCGGCGTATCCAGTCGTGGTAGCGGCAACGTTAACGACATGGATGGCAAGGTCAGTGACTTTGAAATAGTCACTGTGGATATTGTTGCTCAACCAAGTGCACCAAACGCTTATCCTAAGGCAATTTATGAAGGTATGCAGAATATGAAATACGGTCATAAAGTTTTAGAAATTGCAAAGGATGCTAAGGGCGACAAGAAGGTACAGAGATTTCTTAAGGAGGAAGTTAAACGCCTCATTAAGGATCTCAAAATATAAAAAGGGGATCAGTAATGTTAGACGCATTAAAACCATTACTTGAGAGCGGACTTATTAATGAAGACGTGGGCCAAGAATTAAACGAAGCCTGGGAATCAAAGTTAGTCGAGGCCCGTGAGCAAGTTCGTGCAGAACTCAGAGAAGAGTTTGCACAACGTTATCAACATGACAGAAGCGTGATGGTTGAAGCCCTTGATCGTATGGTAACAGAAAGTCTTAAAGGTGAAATTGCTGAATTTCATTCAGAAAGACAATCAATTAACGAAGACCGTGTGAGAGCACAACAGCAATTGCGTGAAAGTGCAACAAAATTCAATGATTTCATGGTTACAAAACTAGCCGAAGAAATCAAAGAGTTGCGTAGTGATCGCCAAGTGCAAAAAGAAAGTCAACAAAAGCTAGAGCAATTCGTTGTTCACGCTCTTGCCCGAGAAATTAAAGAATTCTCACAAGACAAAAAAGCTGTTGTTGAAGCTAAGGTCAAATTGGTTTCTGAAGGTCGTAAGCAACTTGAAGTACTGAAATCTAAGTTTATTAGAGAAAGTGCTACAAGATTGAATACAATCGTTACCGGCCACTTAAGAAGTGAAATGACACAGCTTAAGGAAGATATCAAGGCAGCCCGCGAAAACAATTTCGGGCGTAGACTATTTGAAGCATTTGCAAGTGAATTTTCAACTACTCATTTAAATGAGAAGTCTGAAACTCGCAAGTTAGTGGCTAGGTTAGCTGAAAGAGAAAGCCAGTTAGCTGAATCTATTAACCAAATCAAAGCAACCAAGCAATTGGTTGAACAAAGGGATCGTGAAGTTCGTATTATTCGTGAATCTAATCTGCGTGAAAAAACAATGAGCGAGTTACTTGCTCCATTGAACAAAGAGAAGGCACAGGTAATGTCGAGTTTACTAGAAAGTGTCCAAACACCAAAGCTAAAGGCCACTTTCGATAAATATTTACCAGCAGTTCTTAATAATGGTGATGTAAAAGCTCAGCCAAAAGCCAAGCTTACAGAATCCATGATTACAGAAGCAACTGGTGATAAAACTGCCAAGGTAGAGGTTGAGGTCGAAGAACGTGATAACGTGATAGCGATCAAACGTCTGGCAGGGCTTTAAGACATAGATTAGGAGAAAATAAAATGTCAAAAGTACTCTTAGAAAGCCGTTGGGGAGAGACCAAAGAGGCCCTGTTAGAAGGCTTAAAAGGCACTCGCCGCTCAACAATGGGTGTTATTTTAGAAAACACCAAAAAGCAACTACTTGCTGAAAGTTCAGCCGGTACAACTACAGCTGGTAACATCGCTACACTAAACCGTGTGATTCTTCCAGTTATCCGTCGTGTTATGCCAACAGTTATCGCTAATGAGTTGGTTGGTGTTCAGCCAATGACTGGTCCAGTTGGTCAGATCCATACACTACGTGTTCGTTATGCAAACAGCTTGACAGATAACAGTGCTGCTCAGACAAGCGTAACAGCTGGTCAAGAAGCATTAAGTCCATTCTTGATTGCTCAGGCATATTCTCGTCAGCCAGCTGGTGCTGCAGGTGATACAACTAACTTCTATACAGGTAATGATACTGCTGTACTAGAAGGCAATGGCGGTCGTCAGATTTCTGTACAGATTCTACGTCAGGCTGTTGAAGCTAAGTCACGTAAGTTGCAAGCACGTTGGACATTCGAAGCTGCACAAGACGCTCAAAGCCAGCATGGTATTGACGTTGAAGCAGAAATCATGGCTGCTCTAGCACAAGAGATCACCGCTGAGATCGACCAAGAGATCCTCTTGTCACTCGCAACTCTTGCATCAACAGAGTATACATTCAACCATGCTACTGTATCTGGTACAGCTACATACGTTGGTGATGAACACGCTGCTCTAGCTGTTCTTATCAATCGTGTTGCTAACTTGATTGCACAGCGCACACGTCGTGGTGCTGGTAACTGGGCTGTTGTATCACCTGCTAGCTTGACAGTTCTTCAGAGTGCCACAACAAGCGCATTTGCTCGTACAACAGAAGGTA